ATCTCCGCATCAGCTTTGGCATGAGCCATTGACCAATCGTCGGGCTTGTTTAGCATGCGCTCCAACTCACACTGTCTGACGTACAGCTTCTGTTGCATGATCTCTTGTGCGGTCTCTTCCTTCATTGGCTTGACCACCTTGCGAGGTGTATCGATACCAAACAGATCGGGTGTAGCACTAGCCTTCCGCTTAGTCGTAACAGTCTTGAACACTGGCTTTGGCTTGGGCTTCTCACCAATGCCATACTTTGCCAACTCGCCTTCAACAATGGTTTCGGATATATTTTTAGAATGGTCTGTCATAATCAGCTTCCTTTTTGATTGGGTATGGTTCGGCTAAAGCGATTGCCTTAACCTTTCGATAGTCACGCAGTCGAGTGTTTGAGTCTTTAACCCTACGACGTACACGTTTCCAAAAGCTAAGTGGGCGACCTGGTATCAGGCCGAACCACTCAGCAGGGATGCGTAATCCCTTCAACTTAGCGGGCGTTGCGGGCATCACGAACACTACTTGAGATGAGGTCAGAGTTATCAACGTGGAACCTCTCACCGAGGAGCATCTTGCCAAGCTGATCCATCACATGCTTGGACAGATCGTCTATGTCTTGGACGACAACGTAGCGAGGGAAGAACTGCTTGACACAATCATCACCGATACCGATGCCAACAGTGTCAATGCCATTAAGCCCCAGCCACTCGACAACATTTCTTGTGTGCTTGTAGCAATCACCTGATCCGTAATCGTTACTGTAGTTGGGACGACCATCTGCCAAGATCATCATCACCTTGCGTTGTTCTGGTCTGTCCAACAATCTGTCAGCCGCATACATCCAAGCGTCACCGTCAGCATTGGTAGCCCCAGTGCTGTAAGGCATCTTGCCGATAGCACCACGACTACGTTGCAGTGGCTGGTCAAACGGCTTGAACATAACCATGCGGATGGATGACTTGCGATTGTATCTTCTAGTACCAGAGTCTTTGAACACACCCTTGCTACGACCAGCAGTATTGTGACCAGTGATCTCAAGAGCGACACCAGTGCCTTGCAGTGCTTCACCAATCGCAATACAGCAGTCGGTTGCTAGACTTACTTCTGCACCACCCATAGAGCCAGACAGGTCAACGCATACAGACACAGCAGTATTAACATGGTCATCAATTACTTTGTGTCTGAATACGTTGGGGTCAAACCTCACGATGTTAGTTAGCTTGCCAGTGTCTAGCTTGCCATGCCTCTTACGAGGCTCGTAGCGGCTACGTTTTTGTGAGGACAAAGCACGTTCAAGCTTGCGGCGCATTGTACCCAGCTTGTTGCCCATACCTTTGAGCCGTCGTGCATACTCACTCTCACCGCCTACCAGTCTGGTTGATCTGGTGGCTTGCATACCATTGAACTTGGTCTTGTCCTTCAGACTGGTGAGCCAGTAGTCGGCATCCTTGCAGAATACTAGGTGACGACCACCTTCGATCTTCTGCTTCATTATCTCCGACGTAACATCTTCGATGGCTCTGGTCAGATCACCATCAATGGCTGGCTTACAGTTGTTGGCTTCCCATGCTGTGTCAATTGCACTATCACAGGCTTGGTCATACGAAGTCTGTTTGTCGTTACCAGATACCTCACTGGTAGTGGCTACTTCTCGGTCTCCGCTAGTTGGGTCTTGAGACTCTTGATCTCGTTGTCCCTCGCCAGAACCTTGACTGCCATCTCCAACAGGGCTTGTTGCATCTGGAACTGTAGAACCTCCAGCAGTTCCTTGATCTCCCTCTCGTTGAGCATCGCCATTGTCTTGGCTATTTGTGGCGCTCCCCCCTCCTCCAACAGTCTTGTCATTATTGCTGGAAGATTGGCCGTTGTTTGTTTGTTCTCTTTGGTAGTCATCTGCAATCCTCTCTGCAAGTTTGTGTAATTGTCTACAACCACGGTACGCGGCTTGTTGGTCTACGTCTCCCATCCCTGTCACACCAGTAGGCAACGTCTGAACAGCATCAACAATGATGTTGACCCTCTTCAGTATGTCTGCTGGCAAAAGGTCTAGGCATTTCTGCATTGTATCTGATGGATACCCAAGCCGACGACGACCCTCCCAAGTCACTGCGACTGCCGCAATCTGAGCAAAGTCATTGACCGCATCTGTGTACCCTTCCTTGCCAGCATTGTAGTTGTCAAGGAATACTTGGTTGACTGCATGTGCAGTGTGGTCAATAGCTTTGGGCAAGCCGTTGTATAGATCACGACCACCCATCTCAATACGGATATCCTCCATAGCATTGGCTAGTGACAACGTGAACTTGCGCCCATCTATATGCCATTGACGACACATGTTCTCTGTCTCACCACCGAACTCGGTGAGCAGATTGTGCAGTGTCTCGTGGTTGGCATAGCCGCCAGTCACCAGTCCCTGACGCTTAGTGATCGTAGCGTTAGTCGGCAATGCTGGTAGCACTACGTTCTCACCATCAGTGTACGCACCGTCACCAGCAAAGCTGACAGTGGTCTTGGATTTTCTTGAGAGCGTGGACACAACAGCTTTCGTTGCGTCCATCAACTCTCCACCAGAGCAGTAGGCTGTATCCAAGTCGCCAGTGTCTGGTATGTATGTGATTTTACGTTGTGATTTTCTCATTCATCTCTCCCTTAGTATGAGAATACGCGGTCAGCCATTTCGATAACGGTTCGAGTGCTGTCTGCTGGTGCGCGGTCAGTGATAACAACCTCAAGCGATTTCTTGAGTGCTGTCTTGCGGTCAGGCATTAGCTTGGACATATGCAAGTAGTACATGACCAAACTGTCCATGCCTCGTGGTGATATGGTGGTAGACAACTCGCCAGTCTTGAACGCTTGGCGTATCTCAGTGCTGAACTGGCACATCTCGGTAGCCTCTGGCTTGCTCAACGTCGGGTACTTGTTGCATAGCAACTTCTGCTCAGTGGTTTTGTCTAGGTAGTCAACCTCAATGAACACACCGAAGCGATCCAACGTAGCCACATTCATGGGGCGAACACCTTGATACCAGCCATACTCGTCACCCTGTCCGCGGCTGTTAGCAGTGGCGATGAAGCGGAACAGTGGGTGTGATTGAACAACACGACCACCATCCTCGGTCAGTACCAATCCCTTCTTCTCCAACGCACGTTGAATAGTGAACAACACATCGGCTTGTCCTGCATCCATCTCGTCGAGGATAAGGAATGATGGCTGTTGCATGGCTCGTGGTAGGATACCCTCAGCATACGACGTAACTGGTACACCGTTCTCAACGACCAACTCTTTTGAGCCAACCATATCGCTACGCTCGATGTTACTATCGAGGTTTAGTCGGTGAACAGGGAAGCCAACTCTCGCCGCAACTTGTTCAGCCAACGTAGTCTTGCCTGTACCAGTGTGGCCATGTAGCCATAGGTTCTGCCCGAACAAGTGAGCAGACAAGAACTTGATTAGGTGGTCAGGTCTGAACTCGTAGTTGTCATCAGTGTCGGGGCATAGTGGGTGACGAACCTCATCACCACTTGCATTGCGCCATACCAACGTAGGTATCTCGAAAGCCAGTGCTTTGACCTTGCGTCCAAAGACTTTACCAGCGTCAGCCATCACAACCTCGAAGGTCAGGTCATCATCCACACCACCAGTAGGCATGGCTGGCACGTTGCTTGAAGCATTGGATAGCCTCGTGACTTGGTTGGATAACTCCATGACCTTGGATACTTGCTCGTTGAACTGGTCAACCATCTGGTCAAAGGACAGGTTGTTGTTCTGTTTGAGCAAAGCATCAATAGCTGGCTTGAGCGTCGGGTCAATAGACCACGAAGCCTTCGCTTGAGTAGGCTCGTCGCTTGGCTCTGCCGTTGGCTCGTTGTCACTGGCTGTAAGTTTCTCCATAGATTGCTTGATTGCTACGGTATCAAAGTTGTCTGAGTTACTCGCCATTGCTAGTAGCTGGTCAATGTTCTGCCAATCTTGAACACCGCCAATGCTCATAAGCTGGACGGTAGCGGACACTGCACCAGCGTAGTCATCCCCTCTGGTAGTCGCTACGTTCATCGTGGCCATGATGTCCCTGACTTGTGACTCGTCGGGGTAAGTCACTGGGTCATGGCTGTTTGCGAATCCGTCCATGACCAGTGTCTGATTGTGTATTGCGACACAAGTATTTGCGTACATCATTTCGCTTGGGTTAGGTACAGACATGCTATCTCCTGTTTGGTTTGAGTTTTGGTTTGGTTGTTGTCCGTGGTTGAACACGGCGTTGTTTTGGTCTCCAGTTCCTGCCAGGTTCCTTATGTCCTGACATATTGATTTGCCATCTTTACTGATTGTTCTGGGAAACCCCCAAGACTTGCCAAGACCTCTACGTTTTGGGTGACAGGTGTTGGTATCATTGAGTGCGGTGACAACTGCATTGAACCAGTCAGTGCGATAGTCATGCTTCGCATTGCCTGTGGTGTCTCGCTGATGCCAGTCGTGCAGAGCCGCTTGAATCAAGCTGAGTAGAACGCAGTAATCAACCTTGTCTATCCACTTGCGTAGACTAAGTTGTGAGTAACGTATTATCTCATCACTGTATGAGTAGTCATGGTCTACTAGCATGACAAAGTTATCAGCGATGAACTTTCGTAGGTGGTTTCGGGACTGATTGCCATCCATACCTTGGTAGGTATTGAGGAAATCAGTAATGGATGCTCGTGTAAGCATTGTTTACCTCGTTTCAGTTTCGGTTTCAGTTTTAGTGGTAGGCTTAGTCGTCTTGGTGTTTTACCCAAGTGAGGAAGTCATTTAGTGCTTCATAGGAGTAGAAGATATGTTGGTCTGGCTCCTTGCCTTCTTGCTCCCTCACATCTTCAAAGTCACGTTGCTCATCTGAGTATGAGTAGTCTCCGATTTCCTCAAGGTGAGGCATGACATCAATGAGAGCGTTGCTCATGTCGTCGAGTTTCTCTCGTAGTTCGATGACTGATGCTATTAATTCACTGCCAACTGTGTGAGGTTGACAAGTGAACTCGTTGGTCAGCCTGTATTCGATGTCTTTTAGGTTACAGGCCATACCATAGAGGGGGCTGTCTTGTGTAACTGCCATCCGTTTCTCCATGATTAGTGAATACTGCGAGTGATGAACGCTTGGTGGGAATGTCGCAGATACCACCCACCCATTGCGAACGTAGTCATGCACTTGGTCATAGACTACATACCGTAATGTTCTTACCCGTTGCATGGACACATAGCCCAAGCAAGGAAAATGATTATGCACACCTCCGCGGCGTAGCGTTTGAACTGAGTACCGTCGTTCATCGCCACGTTCCCTTCGATGGTGTGTATGGCACGAACAGACAAGAGTTGGTCTCCCAAGTACCGTTCGAGTGGTACACTTTCTCACCACAACCAGCCAAGAACTCAAAGGCTACTACTATCATCACAATGTAAACGATGATACCAAGGCTGATGTAGCCGAGCGCTTTGGCTACTCGTTGTGTTAGCGGTTGTTGTGGTGGCAACGTAGGCAACAAGGTTATCTTTGTACGTTTCATATTACCCTCCAGCGACAAGGTTAATGGCAAGCTCAAAGGCAAACCCGATTAAGTCAATAGCGAACATCGCTACATCAATTTCTAATTGTGTTGGTTGCATAGTTTGACTCCTCTGTCTCACATATGTAACAGATGGGCTACAGATGTCAAGAAGATTGCAGTCCGTAGAAGCGACGACGATGGTCATCAACCTCTACTGTTGACAGGATGTTGTTGTTTAGAACGGTGTCACAAATGGACTCGAACTCACAGGTAATCTGGTTGAACAAGAACTGCTTGCTTTCGCCCTCCATGAGAGTGGAACAAGTCTTTGCTCTTTCCAGCCAATAGGCCAAGGTTGCACGAGATGTTTCGACCATTGTGTTGGTCATTGCTCTGCTAATATGCTTCATACAAGTCTCCGTATGGGTTGGTGTGTGTAGGAAAGAGTTATTGCGAAAGGGTCATAAGCGTGGGTCACGACCTCTCCCCGACCATGCGGTTCAAGAGGCTCGCTAATGTCCAATGACTTGTTATGCCCTGTTTCGCAGTAACTCATCAGGCATGGCTACGATTGCCATACGACAGGGAAGGGGACACCGAAGCGTCCCCCTTTGTTAGTCCCAGAAGTGACCGAGGTTGGCGGCAACGAACAACATGGCGGCTTGAGCCTTGAGGTGGTAGTCAACCGTAGGCTTGTCGTCATCGTTGTTGTCCCAGTGGTCATGGTATGCAAGCAGTGCATAGCCATGCTGTGTCAAGTTACCAACCCAGCTTTCGTAGGTGTAGTCAGGGTGGTATGAGTTGGTGTGTTCGGCTAGGAATATCATCCGTTCACCGAGCCACTTGCACAGGGTGATGTCGAGCGAGATGCAATCCTTCCCCATTGGTGTTCCCCAAGTTGAGGCATAGCGTTCATCTCTGCTCATCGGTGCGTTCATTGGTATCTCCTTCGTGGTTGTGGTAAATGAACTAAAAAATGGACAAAAAAAATACAACGAGGACAGCCGAAGCCATCCTCGTCGTTGGTGTTGTTAGGCAGTCATCGCTTTGCCGATTGCACAAACCTTGTCGTAGGCTTGGCGGTTGGTGTTAGCTTTCTTGGTCAGACCAGCTTTGTACTGGCTGTAGTCCTTGGTTGGGTTCTTGCGTTGGAACCAAGTCTTGAAGCCAGCATCGTTGGCTCTGTTGCGAGAGTATTCATTCTTCCGAAGCCTGAACAACAGGAAGGCGGCAATGTTCCGAAGGTCATCGACAGAGACCTCGAACTTGCCATCGAACCAAGCCGAGATGTCGTCGGCAGAAGTTCTGTTGAGGTCGTAGTTCTTGCGACCGACCTTGACGTTGACAGCGCAATCGGTTGAAAGGGACTTGGATGTGAATGTTTTGGTTACAGTTATCTTGCTCATTGGTAGTATCTCCTGAGAGGGTTGGTTGTTTGTCTCACTGAGCCAGCGGCATCAGCGACACAATTTACTCCCCCCTACCCCCTTTGGGGGGTTCGACGACGAAGCCAAGTGTCTGATATGACAGACAACTACACTCTATCCCCCTATTAATTGCTGATAGATTAGCAGTATCTCAGAACTATCTCCCAATATAGCCCTTAGAAGGCTACAGAACTATAACAAAAACAAACACTTAGCAGTAGTAACTGACAGATATTTGTCATAAGTAGATGGGGGGGGTGGCAATGCCACCCCGCCGACGGGTTTCCTGTATGCCAGTCACCACCATTCCGAATTTTTTCACCTGATTTTGAAAACGATGTCTTACATTTGTAACAGGGACGATTTAACTTTTACTGTCGCGTTATTGTTACAAGCAGAAAATATTTGAGGAAACCTATGGCTAATGTTAAGAAAAACCCACACCCTACACACGGGACGGGACTGCCAGCAGTTACACCACAACAAGTTGATAGAGTTCGTCGGAGTGTTCTTGACGTTGTTAGAAAAAACATACCAGTCGTAAGAGAAGTTCTTGATGGCCAACGCAAATGGGACAACCAACAAGTCCGTTTGTTTGGTATGATGCTCAACAAGGTAATGCCTGATCTTCACCACAGCTTTAACCAACACACGGTAGAAAACAAAAACGTCGATGAGTTGACTGTCGATGAGCTAATGGAAATTGCTCGTCAAGGAGAAACAATCGAAGGAGAGGTCAACGATGACGATAACGAGATCGGAAGCGGCGAAAAAACTATTACAGATACAGCAAGCGAAGACGGACTTCAGGGGGTTCGTGAAAGCCCTAGCCCCATCGTTTGAGTTGGCCCCGTTCCAAGAAGAGCTTGTAGATGTTCTCAACAGACTTGAAAATGACACGCTTGGAACAAGACGTTTACTCATCACTATGCCGCCTCGACATGGTAAGTCATGGTTGGCTTCTACTCTATTTCCAGTCTACTACCTTGCAAAGAAGCCGAATAGAAATGTTCTCGCCACCTCATACAATCAAGACCTTGCCAAAACATTCGGCAGACAAACACGCGACCATGCGCGGGAGCCTATTGTCGGTCAGGCGTTTTCTGACTTTACGTTGTCTGAGGAGAGCCGTGCTGTTGACGACTGGCGCACGACGATGGGCGGAACTTATTACGCGACAGGCATCGGCGGTTCTACAACAGGTCGTGCGGCGACGCTCCTATTAGTAGATGACCCTATCAAAGCTCGTGAAGAAGCCGACAGCGCAACACAGCGCAACAAGACTTGGAGTTACTATGTCTCTGCTCTAACAACTCGTAAGCAACCAGAGCCAGACGGAACTGCGGCAATTGAGATTGTCATCCTAACCCGCTGGCATCCTGACGACGTAGCTGGGCGCTTGATGGAAACGGACGACTGGAGAGAGGGTGCTTGGCATCATGTAAACTTCCCAGCGGTCAGAAAGGTGTCAAGCAATGTCAAGAGGTCAGTGGCGGAACTCCCAGAAGACGATCCTCGCTTCATACCGCAGGGTCAACTCAGCAAGGTCTCTGTCACAAAAAGACACTACCAAGATGAGCGAGAGGAAGCACTCTGGCCTGAGAGGTTCCCTCTTGAAGAACTCAAGAAAAGAGAACGCCTAGACCCCAGAGAGTTTGCGTCCCTCTATCAGCAGTCACCTTTCATCCGTGGCGGTAATATCATAAAAGAAAGTTGGTGGCAGTGGGACGACGACAAGCCTGACTGCAACCAGCTTATAATTGTAGCAGACACCGCGTTCAAGAAAACCGAGCAAGCTGACTTCTCCGTGCTAATGGTTATGGGGCTAGACAGAAACGGTGACATGCACATCCTCGACCTAATAAGAAACAAGTACGACTTCCCTGAGCTAAAGAGAGTCTGCACACAGGTCAATGCCAGATGGCGCGGCAATGGATTAAGGGGGATGTACATTGAGGACAAGGCCAGCGGTCAATCCTTGATACAAGAACTAAGGAACCAGTCAGGTGTGTCTGTCCTTCCGTACAAAGTTACGGCAGATAAAGTAGCTAGGTTAAACGCTGTGACGCCTCTAATAGAAGGCGGCAGAGTGTTCCTTCCTCGCTCTGCACATTGGCTGGACACATTCATGCTGGAGTGCCAAGCTTTCCCTAACGGAACAAACGACGACCAAGTGGACGCTTTATCTATGGGACTTGATGTATTATCCAGAATGGGCGGCGTTGTAAATGATATGTTTAGTGGGACGATGGATGTGTCTTCGTCGCTTAATAAACAGTTTGACCAGAAGAGCGACGCTACCAGTTGGTGGGAAAAAGCCGCTAAATCGGAAGACAAGTACATGAAGTCTTGGGGTGAAATGTAGATGCGTTATAAAGATATAAAGCTTGATAAGCATAACATGGTTGTAGACCTGTCCAACTTGGCAGAGCCTCTAATGGACTACCAAGACATCTCCGACATGCTTTCTGATGAACAAGAAATAAAGATTGTTGATTACGTCCGTGCGCTAACAAAGATGTCCTTTGAGCGGATTAGCCGACGGTACGATCATTGGCGGGACGCTGACCGCGCTCACGACGTATGGGTTCCAGCCGACAGCACGAAGTTTCGAGAGAAGGCAGTGGTAGCCGACACTCGCGCAATTGCCGACACAGTTATGACATACCTTATGGCGGCGCTCGCTGGGCGTAACCCTATGTTCCAGCTTGAAGGTCTTAACAGGAAGTCTCGTAAAGCCTCTCTTATTCTTGAGCGCCTTTTGCACCAGCACATGCGTCGTACAGCAGGGGAAGCCCGCATAGCGCAGATGCTTATGGACAGCATAAGATACGGCTTCGCCCCCACAAAATGTATATGGGACACAAAGACAAACACTAATCAAATCATTAACTTCGATCCTCGCAAATGCTTCCCAGACCCACGGGTACAGTGGGGAGATTGGGATCGTATGCAGTACGTGGTCTTTACAGACCACATGTCCACAAACGCCTTGTACGGATCAGGTCATTACCCCAAGCTTCAGAAATATCCTGGCCTACGTAGCAAGCACAACGCCAACTTTAAGTCAGGTTGGGATGCCCACCGCTGGGTAAAGGAAGAGGGCAAGGGGTTAAATATCAATCCTGAAGACCCGAAGGGCGACGAGAACGGCTACCACTTTACCCTTGACGACACACGAGTAATTGATGAGGCGTGGGTTAGGTTGAACGGCTACGAAGTCGGACTACCTCAGATAGAACAGCTATGGGTTCTCATAACCATTCTTGATGAAGACGCAGTAATTCGTATGCAGTTGAACCCATACGGCAGGCAGTTCCCTGTCGCTTTTGGTGGTCTGTACAACGATCAGCACAAAACATACAGCCAATCTCTTTACGATCTGTTGCTTCCTATGCATGAGATTAGCACATGGTTGCTACGCTCGCGTATCGACAACGTGCAAGCCGCGCTGAACAATCTTATTTTCGTAGACCCAACGTCGGTTAGTGTTCCTGACTTGATTGACCGCAACCCGTGGGGTGTAGTCCGAACACTGCCAGGCACAAAACCAGGTGACGGGATATTTATTGCAGAAGTCCCAGACGTGACACGAGGCCACTGGAACGACATATCTGCAATGTCAGACCTGAAACAACGTGTCAGTGCCGCGTCAGATGCCCAACAGGGCATGCCAACAGCAGATGGTGTACGAACTGCCACAGAAATACAGAGACTTACTCAACTAGGCTCTCAGCGCCTTGGTGTCCTTGCCCGTGTTCTTTCTGCTCAGTCAGTTAGGCCGCTAGTAAGGATGATGACAGCGAACTTGCAAGATGCCTTAGAATACGAAGGTTCTCTGCGTATGATGGACGGTCAAGCGCCTGGCGAGTTAAGCTGCATGATTGAAGACGGGTACATAGACTTTGACGTATCTATGCTTCAGGGCGATATCGACTACTTAGTAGTGGATGGTACATTACCAGTAGAGCCAACAAGAAACGCCGAGACTTGGATGAATATGCTTTCTGTAGTCGGTAAATCAGGTTTGCAAATGGAGTACAAGACTGGTCGTATAATCGAAGAAGCCATCCGCGCTATGGGTGTCTCCGACGTAGAACAGTTCAAGATCAGCAAAGAAGAGGCGGCTCAAGGGCCGACCCCTTCTCAAGAAATGGCCCTTATGGAGAAAGCCCGTGGCGCATCTGTAATGCCTGAAGAGCAGATGCAAAGGGAGATAGAAAAAGGAAACTTAAAGCCAGCAAGGGAGAATATGTAATGTCTAACCCGTCACCAGAGAGCCTAGAGAGTGCCGCAAACTTCTCAGGCATCCAAAAAGAATACGTAGACGCAAAGATCAAAAGCATAGCCAAACTACTTGTGGCCGAGCTTCGCGCTGAATTAGTACAGCATATTGGAGAAGCCGCGACCCCAACAGTAGAGGACAGAGTTCTCCTAGATTTGGTAAAACGTGTGTCTGATTTAGAAGATCGTTACAACGAGGACGACAGGTATGCCCTCACTACTGCTAAATTAAAACACTTAATGAAGAGTATGGGGATAGAATAGGATGGCCTTTACTAGACCTACTGGCGAACAGATAAATTTTCGTTCTGCCAACACTGGTACACATCTTCTTGACACCTACCTAGAGAACTGTGAGCTAGGGGGACGAACTCTTTACGCTTTGCTTGGAGATGTTTTCGACGCAAACGGAAACCCAGACCCTAACATCTTTGCTTTTCGGGTAGAGGTAGCCACACAAAAACTTCAAGTTCGTGTCGGTACTAGCGTAACAGCGCCTTGGATTGATGTGCCAGAAGGCACTTTCTTCAAGCCTACAGGCAACTTCCAAGTAGGCGCGGTATACCAGAACCACGACCTATTCTCTTTCAACGACAATCTTTACATAGTTTCTGAGCCTCACACCGCTGGTGCGTCTCCAGACTTGACCAAAGTTATGCTTGCCATATCTGGAGGAAACTCCATTGTGCCAGCGAGCAACGTGGAAATAGCTGGAAACTACAACTCTTTCATCAGGTTGAACGACACAGCCTCAGCTTATGAGATCACGCCGTTCGCTGACAGCAACGTATTTTACGGCTTAAACACTTCTGGTAACGAGATAGAGATTACTACTGTAGGAAAGGACAAAGTTCTTTCTGACTCTTCACTTGTTCAAAGTCTTTATAACTATGCCAGTGGCATCACCGACCCGCTCGTGACAGACGGCTTCTGGGACAGGAGCTACTTAGCTCCTAAAGCACCACCCGCGCCATCAGTCACCTTCTCTTTTATATACGGAGACGTAAACCAAGACGACAACTTCTCAAGTTTGCCAGGCTTTTCACATGCAACTCCTGACCTTGACGACGTACAAGAGTTAGCTAACATCCTACAGAACAAGCCTGCTCACGTTTATGACAAAGGTAATACAGCTTTTCCGACTGACTATTATCACTTTTGGCTAAACACTATAAAGCCCTACATCATTGCCAACCAAGCCACCTACGAAAACATGTTGATACCTTTAGGCACTGGAACAGTTCCTCTTTTCCAAGAGATTCAATCTTCTCAGGCACAGTCTTTTGACGTAGACGACTACGATGAATACATGATTTCTAACGGCAACCTAGACCTAGCGGTGGTCGATAATAAATTAGTGGTGAACATACTATGAAGATAGACGTATCTAAACTCGGTTATCGTTGGAAGGGGACTTATAACTCAGCTTCCACTTACGCGAAAGGCGACGTTGTTAAAGTTGGCGACGAAACCCATGTGTTCACTGACAGCACAAACAAGCGTAAGTTTGCTGTCGGTCAAACACAGCTAACGGAAAAAGGTTCTGTAGCCGTAGACAATACCATTTCTCCTGTCGGCGCACGAGGCAATGAACTTCGCTCAAAGGCGACGACCATTGGAGGCACGGCAACTTTCACACCAGAGTTTCGCCATTCAAGGGACAGGAACGGCACTAAGGTAAAAGAACTTGCCCACATGATGAGCGAGCATCCTCGGTATGCGGCGTGGCAACATGTGGCTGTTATGACAGACGGCACTGCAAGAGCTTGGGGTTATAACGCTTACGGAGTAAGCGGCATGCAGTCTGGCCCTACGGCGACAACAAACTACCCGTTTCTTGCTTCCGCGACAGCACTGCCTCTTCCTCGCAATACGTTTATAAAAAAAGCATGGACTTCGTACCTAAACACTTTTTTGTTAGACACTGACAATGTTCTTTGGTCTGCGGGACACTACTACAATGGGTCTGCTACCCACGGCGCGGCAACATTTCAAAGCACAAAATTCACTCCTATATCAAGGTACAGTGACATAGGCGACGACGAAATTGTTGAGATTAAGGGCGGCTACAGCGCCAACGCATATGACAACGGAGGCGTAAACTATTTAGCAAGAGGCGCATCTGGTAAGGTTTACGCTTGGGGAGCTAACCAAGATGGTCTCCTTGGCTTTGACAATAATACTGCTGTTTTAACTCCGACCTTAATACCTTTTACGGCAGACCACCCAATGAAGTACATATCAATATGCAACAGCAATGAAGCGGTTTCGTATATGATTGATTACGACGGTAAGTTGTGGGCGTCTGGCTCGGCTAACAGAAACTTTACAGGAAGAGACAGATACACATTTGCTAAGTTTGATCCGTGGGGTAGTGAAAACGTAAGGGTAAAACAGGCTTGGGCGCATAACAATCGGACGAACGGCAGTTACACTACTCAAAAACCCACAGACGCGGTTTTGTTAGAAGACGGAAGGCTTTACATACAGGGCAGTCAACAAGGTGTATATCAGTATTGGAACCAAGCCACACCTCGTGCAGACGGTTGGGTTTTCAACGACAGATTTGATCCATCACTTCCAGTCCTTGAAGACGTAGATTTTTATCAGGGAGCCGCTGGTTCTTACACTAACTTCTTGGCTATCAAAAAAGACAAGACCGTAGTAACTACAGGACACAGCCCACTCAATAGCAGTAACACAAGCCAAATTACTACTTTTGAGACGCTTCTTGATTTTAACAACGTGGCTGTAGCAAACGCGGTAGATATTGTTAGCGTTGGTGGTAGGTACGGTAGTTGTTACGCCATAAGGACGAGCGGCGGGTTGGTGTATGTTATTGGTTACAGTAGTAAGGGGCAAAAGGGGACGGGCCACACAGACCAAGGTGCGTCACCATCTATTGTGATTCCAGCAAAATTACCTCCCGTAGACCAACTGGTAATGACTGGATACGCACACGATGCTACTACTGATACTTGTTTGATAGCACATTGCACAAACGGCGAGACATATCACTGGGGGTATAACTCCAACTACAATTTGGCGGATGGTGGACTAACTGGCAATCTGTATGCGCCAGTTCAAGTAAAGTTTTAACAGGGGTAAGAAATGGCAACAATAAATTTAGGAACCATAGGTTTCACATTTAGAGGCGCATACGACGCGGCGACTACTTACAGTAAACAAGATATTGTTACTGGGGGCGTCGATACATACATCAGCTTGATTGATAGCAATACAGGTACAACACCTGGCACAGACGCTACTAAATGGGTAATATTTACTAACGGCATCGGCCAAGGCACAGGAACCCCTGCTGGCGGCATTTGGTATTACGATGGCACAAGCGTTCAATCAATCGCCCCTACCAACACTAACCAAGTTCTAAGAGTTGACGAAGTAACCAACCTCCCTGTTTGGACTGAAGACGATCAGCGCTCTAGCGTCCGTGTTGCCAACCTACCCCAGCCGAACACAAACTCTTACCGATACGGCGCGGCAATCATGGAAGACGGTACTTGGCGCAGTTGGGGGTATAACACTTATTACCAGCAAGGCATTGGGTCAGAGACAAGCAACCGTCCTAACCCAACCACAGCCGCCTTTCCCCATAACTTCTCTGGGGTAAAGCTGACTGAACGTAAGTTGGTAAACCGTCATAAACGCACAGTCACTCATACAGTGACAATGGGGACTGACACCAATGGCGACCCGATCTTTGTAATAGATGGTACAGATAACCCCAACATCGACATGACCAAGGGGAACATCTACAAGTTCGATCAGACTGACAGCACAAATACAGAAGACTTAGTATTTGAAGAAAGCACAGACGGCGGCACAACTTGGACTTCACTAACTCTTGCCGACATTGGTGATAAAGACAAAACAACTGTATACACAGCGGCTGGCTTAACCGCTGGTACAGACCGCGTTACATACATTCGTATCGGCGACGAAGAGGCGGATATGTACCGCTACGTTGGCTCTACAACAGCTACGGCGGGGAACACTATTACCCTGAACACAACTGGGTTTGTTTATGAATACGCTAACAAAGGGTGGTACTGGCAATATAATTACCAGCAAATGTGTCTGGCTGTAGATAATGATAACAACCTGTGGACATGGGGACGAAACCACCTCGGCGAGCATGGAACAGGAAACACAACTGATGTTTACGTTCCTCAGAACGCATCTTCAGATTCCGCAAACTCTCTGAACGGTAAGAATGTAATTAAATGTGTTCTTGCTCAAGGAGGTACGTCTGTTAGCACATACAACGGCGCATGGGCGCTTTGTGATGATGGAACCATACACTACTGCGGATATGGTGGCTATGGCTCCAGAGGCGATGGCAACACAACAACCACTCTTAACTTTGTGCAAGCCAGCCCACAACTTGGCAAGTTTCAAACGGCTTCCCTAGACCAGTTTGTAGACCTTTGGGCGGCAAACCAAGACTCTCCGTTTGCTATTGCCCAAGGTAAAGATGGAACCATTTACCATTGCGGGTACTCTGGTCATTACACAAGCGGACAGAACCCTGTAAGCAATAGTAACAATACTAACTATTCAAAGGTTGCTATCACTGTGCCTGCCGCAGAAATACTGTTTGTGACAGCAAAGGGTGGTTACGTTAGAGACATCGACGGCAATTTATGGACATGGGGTCAGGACAGTAACTCCACCCACTCTGGCGCTTTAGGGCAAGGCGTTCACGGAAACTTACCGCCTACTATTGTTATGAATAACACTCAAGCAAACGGCGACACAACAATATCCGAATGTGTGGCGGCAACGTATGTGGATCAATATAATACCGCAATCATCAGAGATGCGGCGGGTGTAGTTTACAGTTCAGGATACAACGGTTACGGACAACTGCTTGATGGCGGCACAACAGCAAGAAAGAACTTTGTCAGCATCCCGTCATCCAACCCTACAGTTGTATGGCCTGGTGAATACGAGCCGACAGGCTATCCTAACTTTCCATCCAATGTAAAAAGAATGGTTGTTTGTGGAACTGGTAGCTATCTTGTTTTCTGTGTGTTGACAGACGATGGTGAAGTCCTTTGCTGGGGCTATAACGGAACAGGTACAGTGGGCGTCGGAGACACCACCTCTCACTCTAATTCTGGCAAATACCACTGTCTCGGTATTGCAAAAGAGGTAATAGATATAGGACTGTACGGCACTTCCAACCAAATTATGGGGATTGCCTTAACCGAAGACGGCAACGCTTACACATGGGGATACAGCGCTGAATACTCATTGGGTAACGAAAACTATGCTCGTTACGCACCAACGATGTTGCAGTTTTAATGGCGCAAGTAACGATGACAAAATTAGAGCTAGAGCAACTTGTTGAGCGTTCCGCTCGACGTGGTGCTAAAGAAGCTCTGTCTAGCATTGGACTGCACGACGAAGACGCGGGCAAGGATATACACGACTTACGCCAACTCATTGACGGTTGGAGAGACGTGAAGAAATCTGTTGTAACGACCACCGTTAAGTGGTTTGTTCTAGTTATACTGGGGATCATATCAGTGGGTGCATGGACACGCTTCAATGACTAAACAGGAACAATCAAGAATACTTGACGAGCTTTTATCTTCTAACGGCTGGGGATTGTTACACCAGAAGATGCAAGACGAAATTATCTCAGCGGCATATCAACTTTCAGAAAACAAACAGTTGACTACTGATGAGATGCACTTCCGAAGAGGGGCTATGTGGGCCGCTCGTCGGATGATAGAACTGCCGACTAATATGAAAATGCTTATCGACAACGAGTTGCTGATGGATGCGGCAACGGCTGGGGCAGAAACCAAAAACCAATAGAGTGCTACGGCCCTCAAACAACAGTCCGCTACGGCTGACAGGAGAGTAAAATGGCAGAAAGAGATGATCAACTGATCCAACAAATGGCAGGACAAAAGCTGGGCGACGCAAACGCACAGCCTGCACCACAAGGCCCACCACCACAAGGTCCACCACCACAAGGCCAGCCTGCACCGCAGGGTCCGCCTGCACCACAGGGTCCACCACCAGAAAAAGAAACTCCGACAACAGATCAGGAGAAGGCGTCTTCAATGATTTCGCCTACTACAGAAGCTGACAACTCCATGAACGACAGCATTAAAATGCTTGAGGTTGATTTTGGTGGGGAGAAAAGACAGCTATCCGAGGATCAGATACGGGAAACTTTTAATAGATATCGTGACTTAAACTACAAGCATGCGAATGAAATAAAGCCTGTAGAGCCTGCAATGAAGTTTGTGCAGGACATTATGAACCGTGCAAAGCAAAGCGGTAAAGAAATAAACGGCGAAGACATGGCGCAGTTTTTACAAGCGGCTACTCAAGCTTTTGTAAAAAACCCTCAGATGGGTGGTCAGAAAGACAATACCCCAGACCGACAAGGCGATAGTGTTACTGGTCAACGAAACGTATCCAGCGAGATGGAAGACCAGATCAAGCGCTGGGAAGAAGAGAACGCAGTTACTCTACCGCCTCTCTACCGCGATGGCATGGCTCAGATGGCGGCTTTGCGCCAAGAGAACGCTCAGATGCAACAGATGATGAACCAGTTTTTGGCTTCAGCACAGGGCATAAACCAAGACGCGGCAAAGGCGGCAATGTCTGCTGAAGAGCAAGCTAACCAAGCCTATCGTCAACAAGCGGCAAACAACCTTAATAGCGCTCAATCTGAGTACGGTCTGCCAGACTCCGACGAAGACGACTTCTTTAACTTTGCTTTCGAGAGAGGGTTTACGCTGGAAGACTTCATCGACGGAGACCTCACTAAGAAAGTGATGGGAGACTACGCCGCAGTAAAGAACACTCCAGAAATGGAGCGTCTACGCAACATGGCTAAACGTCGTCAAGCCTACACAGGCGCATCTTCGTCGTCTCCAGGTTCGCCAGGCGAGAGTTCTTCACCAAATGCAGACCAAGACTTTATGAACAGCGTGGCAGAAAAAGCCATGCGTAAACGTAACTTGATGTAAATTCTTAAAAGAGGGACGACACTACGTCCCTCTTATACTTTAATAACAAAGTACAGTGACGCTACGGCCTCATTTAGCTGTGCAAAATAAGGCTAAAAACAAACTATTAAGCTGTACGCTAAACTGTTTGTAGTGGCCCACCAAATCTTAACGTAACCTTTTGCTGTCAGGAGATAAACATGACTGCTATTACAGGACTACGTGGGACTGGTCAGTTCACTACTGAGTTTCGTCCTACGAATTATCGGGAGTTATTTACACTCCTAGAACCAAACGGCACTGCGCCTCTGCAAGCCCTGCTTTCAATGGCTGGCTCAGAAAGCACAGATGACCCTAAGTACAACCACTTCCGCGACGAATTACCTGACCGCACACTGACTGTTGACGGTGCTATTGCATCTGCCGCAACAGGCTCTGTCGTGGTTGACAACGATGATGACGAAGCCTTCGTTGTTTCTGGTACTGTTTTGCAGAACCAGTCAACTGGTGAAATCATGCATGCAACAGCGGATGCGAACCTCGGCACAAACACACTGACTGTTACTCGTAACATCGGTGGTACAACTCATCAGATTGCTGATGGCGACGTACTTGTTATTGCTGGCTTCGCAGACCAAGAAGGTGGCTCTAGCCCAACAGCTATTAGCTTTGATCCAACTCTTGATCACAACTTTACGCAAATCTTCAAGACTGCCGTACAAGTATCAGGCACATTGCAGAACACATACTTGCGTACAGGTGACAAAGAGCAGGAGCAATTGACGAAAGCACTCAAGTTGCACATGGGCGACATTGAGCGGGCTATGTTCTTTGGTCAGCGTCACGAAGCAAACGGCTCAACAGCCTCACCAACACGTTACACTGGCGGTCTGCAAAGCATGATCACTAACGTAACTGACGGTGCTTCTTTCGGCGCATCAGCAAACGTGATTACTGAAAAAGAGTTTGACCGTCTGTTGATTGAAGACATCTTCGCATACGGTGCATCTGAAAAAGTTGCTTTCTGTGGCTCTCGCGTTATTTCCAACCTTATGGAAATCGGCAAGAACCGCTGGCAACCAACTCAGATTGACAACGCTTACGGTGTTTCACTAACACGTTACACCACATACGCTGGCGATCTGTTGGTTTACATGCACCCAATGTTCCGTCAAACAGGTATGGATCAGGAAATGTTCGTCCTAGATATGGCTGAACTGAAGTACCGTTACATGCAGGGTCGTGACACCCAGCTTGTTCGTGACATCCAGACTCCAGACTTTGACGGTGTGAAGCACATGTACATGACTGAGTGCGGCTTGGAAATGACTCAAGCTAAAGTGCATCACCGCATCAAAGGCTGGTCAGCAGTTGCCTAAGTCATAGGGACGACTAGCTTGTTTCTAAACACATACACTAAGGGCGGGGCAACCCGCCCTTTATTTTTGTTTGGAGTCAAAAATGGCAATAATTGAGAAGTCTGACAAAGCCAGCGCAATTAAGGCGGTCAAGAAAGTAGCGGCTAGTAAAGCCACTCCTGCGCCTAAAAACGAACAGCGCAAAAGCAACACAATCTATGTTTCTTCTGATGAAGAAATTGTGCGTTTGGATATTACTTTGCGTGGTCAAAGATACCGTAGTTACTGGGACGAAGACCGAGAGTATTTGTTCTTTTCAGTAGCACCAGAACATACAGAAGCTTTTGAGATGCACACTTGGTTTGTCCAAGGTCGGTTTATGAAACACGAGGCATAGTTAAATGGCTATCGAAGTACCACGTTTATACGACGACATAAAAGGCGACAGACCAGCAAACGAGGACGTAAAGCATTACGATCCTGGCACTGGCCGAAGTGACATGCCTGGTGCCAGAGATTTACGTGATACTTTAGACGCCAACACTAAGAACGACATTGAAGGTAAGTGGCGTGAATACTGGGACGGTAAGGAGGGTCGTAACAGATACTCTGTAAACAACCCTCACCTTTCTGAGCCATACTCAAACTTGGAGGCACTTGTGTTCCAAGCTCTACGTCGTTATGGCGACATGCATCCTGGCACAATCGACGGCGAAGTTATGATGATGTTTGTTGAGTTTGCTAACTTAACCATTGAAGACTTGCGCGGCCATGCTTACTGGGACAACCCAGAGATAGATTACTACACACATCCATCTGAACAGCGACCCATACCTGACAGTATCGTTGTGTCTGGACTATTGTACCACTACTCTGTTCAGCAACAGTCTAACAAGATCGAAGCTTACGGCCCTATGTACTTCAAGATGATGAACAGAATACTTTACCAAAGAAAATTCGGTTCTGGAAAAATTGAAGTGTCGCCTTGGGATCGGTCTCAAGCCCCTAACGGAACGCAGGGTTACGACGCTAGGAGACGTTAATAATGTCAACAAGCTACGCCCCATCTGGTGTAAAGACTAAGGTTTATCCCTACGAGGATTTCCAAGGCATTGATGCATCAAGAGACAAAGGCGCTTTAGATACTGGTCAGAAGCAACACATGCTGAACATCTCCAACGGTTATGCCGATTGGAGGGGTTCCATTGTGCGTGATCCAGGCGCAACTCAAAGAACTCAAGGCGATGCAGTTGTTAAGCACGTTACCTTCTTCGGGCGAGACCTTGCGGTTTGGGCGCAGAAAGATGGTGGGGGGACAACCCTGAAATCAGAAAGGGCTATTGAGAACCCGCAGAGGTCTATAGAAGTAAATTGGGACTCAGCTACAAAAACAGTTATTGACGATCCTTCAGGGGTGATCAGACCGACTGGCACACTTAGGTACTACGATGTAGTTTTTGAAGAAGTACCTAACTATCCTTTGATGACAGGTCTTGCTTGGGGCGATGATGCCACAGGAACTCCCGTTTACATACTCCGCATAGCCGTAGAGAACGGCGACTTGCTAGTGCCTACAGATGATGGTGGCAGT